TGTGGTGATCGCCAACCTCCAGGGCTTTACCGCGCCCTAAGCCCAGGACCTCTTCACATGACAGAACCGATCGAACCGGGCGGGGACACCCCCGCGCCGGATCCCAACGCTGCGCCTGATCGACTTCCCACCGCTGGGCAGTCGATCACCGCATGCCGCGCCCTGGCCGCGCCCGTCACCGTGAATCGCGCGGCCCGCACAGTCGAGGTGGTGTGGAGCACCGGGGCGCGGGCTCGCAACTTCGTGCCCTCCCTCGGCTTGATCACCGAGGAACTCGACATGCAGCCCGCCGCGGTGCGCATGGCGGCCCTCGGCTCCGGCCAGGCGCCGGTGCTGAACACGCATCGGCGCGGCGACGCACGCGATGTGCTGGGCCGCGTTACCGCCGCCCGCCTCGAGGGCGGCCGCGGCCATGCCACGCTGCAATTCTCCGCCGCCGCCGATGTCGAACCCGTCTGGGCCCGGATCGCTGATGGCACGCTGCGTGCGGTCAGCGTCGGCTATCGCGTCCATCGCTACGAGCAGCGGCCTGACGCCAGCACCG